GATATGATGCTGGATGCGCCCGCCACGATCCCAACCAGCTTGGTATTGCTCAGGCGGTTGATCCTGCACCCCTCGATGTGCGAGACAACAGACTTAAGCTCGGTCGTGTGTAGCTCAACGGCATTGGTCAAAGCGTCAATCCGCCCATTTATTGCCATCATAGCCTTAGCAAGCTCAAGCCTGTCTTCCGAATATTCTTCTCGGTCGCGCTCCTCGCGCTGCATATGGTCGTTAAGTTGTTGCTGAATATTGGTAAGAGCGGCAGAGGTTTTTGCAAGGCCGTCCGCAACGGCGTCGAAACGCTTCCGTTCATAATCATTCATTGCCGCCATCGCCGCTCTTGTTGATATTGCTGTTGGATGGTCCTTGGGAGACGGGGGGCTTGAGGTCGTTTGGGTATTCGGCGTAAGTTTGGGGTAGCACTTTATAAGCAGCATCAACGGTACGCGCCAAGCTCCAATGCGTCACGGCATAATTGACGGCCATACCAGCGGCCAGCGCAAGCGCGGCAGGAACCACTACCTCTGGCGTCACAGCCGTAACTGTCCCCCCGCCAGCGATGACGGCGGCTGCAATGGCCTGAGACAGGCCATATTTGGCCGCCAGAGCGATAAGAAGATCAAGCCATCCCTTCGTGGCGGCAAACGCGACCAACGCGCCAGCGATCCCGCCAGCAAGCGTACCTTTAAGATTGCCACCGGATGCCTGCTTTTGGAGTTGCTGGAGTTGGTCGGTCATGTTGAGGACGTTTTATCGGCTTGTGATTCAGACAACGCCGCATTCAGCGCGGCGAACACGTCTTGCAGATTGTACGTGTCGATATTCTGCTGCTTCAGGCTTTGGTAAATCGTCTTCGCCTGCGCAACGATGTCAGCCGTCTTAAGATCAGAGATGTTGGCTATATCCTTCAAGAGCAGCGTTGTCGCCGTAGCCAAAAGACCATCAAGGATCGAAACCTCTTTGCCGACCATTTTACTGGCAAAGTTCCGTAACCATGACGGCATGGTTCCCCAAAAGTCCTGCAAGCGTTTCCATGCATGGCTAAATTCGCCATGAAGGATATCTCCGAAAAATTCTGACGCGCTCATATCAGCCCCCTGTTTGCGTTGTGTCGGTTCCCATCGCAGCGATGGATTCAAGTTTCATGAATAAGGTCATGTTACAAACTACCGTTTTCAAAGTTACAATGGTTCTACCCGTGAGTTATAGCGCGTTTCCAATATAAGTACCTAAGCTCCATAATACACGTCTTCGCTTGCCTTGACTTTAGGTTTCTGCACGGGGACATACGCGGATGTTCTTCCTGTCAGTTCCTTCACCGCGTCTTCAAGCGTGCCAATATACGGCCCCATGCGTTTAATCTCCATGCCGCGCAGGTCGGGATTGATGGCTGTGATATGCTCGCCGTCGTTGCACATTCCAATAGTTGAGAACGCGCCTTTGGCCCCTTGCACCCACATCCAATGAAGCCCGTTTTGCATGTCTACCTCCTCACACTTGATCCGCGATCCATGCGGCGATGCGCCGCGCGACGTACTCGCATCCGGCTTGTTGGAGGTGAACGTTGTCAGCCCCCATAAATAAATCGCCGTTGCCGACGCCCGTTGTCGTGCCATAAATCCCAGCCCCCGTGATCCAGCCCTCATTGAGCATATCAAGAAACGGCAAGCCCGCCGCTTGCGCCGCCGCTTTAACCGCAGCGCAATTCGTGTAGCTATTAGCGACGTCGTTATTAACGCCTCGCGACTGAGGTCCAACGACCAGAATTTTTGTTTGTGGGACACGAGCTTGCAGGGTCGAATACAGCGCGGCGGCATTAGCTTGGATAGTAGCCGCGCTATAGCTGTTGTCGTTCGTGCTGCCCATAATCATCAACACGTCTGGATTAATCAATGGCACACGGCCTAGGCGATTAGAGTCGCCAAACGGCGCAAGACTTCCGCCGCCGCCATCATTGACATAACCTGTTCCGCCCTGTCCAGCCATGTAAGGGACGCCCCATCCCAACAGAGATGTCGCCATTTGAGCGATGCCAGAAAGATAGCTTGTGGCATACCCCGTTCCAATCTTGCCTTCAGTCCAACTGTCGCCCAGCCACATAATTTTAGGGTATGCGGTTCTGCTCGCTGCAATCTGTCCTGTCGCCGCTATCTTGATATTGCCGACCCATGCGCCTTTCATATAAACGCGAATGCGCCGCCAGCGCGCTGTATTGTCTCCAGCATTGTCAAATTTGATGACAAGATTCCCGCGATTTCCAAAAGCGTGCGCATAGCCCGCAGGATAAGAAGGAGCCGCCGTCGCAGGCTGCCCGTCTATCCATACCCAGAAGAGTGGCGTCTCGCCGCCTACGCTCTCGTTGTCATAAAAGACAACGTTTAGTTCTGTCCCATAATGGTCAAACTCAATTGCGAATGGCGGCTGCAATCCAGCATAGTTGGAGCCGTTCGCGTAGTAGTATTGCCCGGTGTATTGATAGTTCCCGCGCGGATACATTCCGAGATTATTGACGACGCTAGCCCCGAAGCCGAAAAAATCTCCGCTTGCGACGTTAGCGGTAAGATTGTTGGAAAGCGTGACAATGTTATGGCTTGCGCCTGTCACGCTGACGACGGTGGTCCCTGCTGGAACGGCATTGGTTTTGTCGAGGGCCAAGTGGCTGACGGCCATGCCTGGGCGTATCAGTATGCCGAAAGTCGTGTCCATCGTGAGCGTGTTGCTGCCTGATGAAGACAATGCGGTAGAAGCTTGATAAAGCTGTTGGCCGTTGAAAGACGCGCTGTATCCCGATGACACGCCTGCAGAATAAGTGGACGAGGTCGAAAGCGTCGGCGGGTAAGGGTGAACGTCAGGATATATCTTCTTCGTATTGAGATAATTGGCATGACGCGCAAGCGTCTTAGCGATATTCTTCTTGTCCCCTGTGCCGCCTATGGAAGCTGGGATAACGCCTTGCGGGTAAGGAAACGCGCTGGACAGTTCTAGAATGTTCATGGCCTAGATGCTCCGCAGCACGAGTTGAATGGCGCGGTCAGCCGTCTGATTGACGGGGGACGCAGAAGTTCCAGACTGAACCTTGATGTTTGTCACAGCCGCAAAAATCTGGGGATTTGGCAGAGGGAAATACCCGCTGGCGTTCACGACGTAGGTTATCTCGGTACCGTCGTAGAGGCTCTTCATAGGGACGAACGTTACGCCATAGTCAAAGCTCGCCAGAATGGTGAGTCCCGCAGCATCCCAGCCCGACGGCATGACGATGCCGAAGAGACTTGCCGCGCGCGCATCAGACTTGAATACAGACGCAATATCTATCGCGTTTGACAACGATGTTCCTGAAGAGATCGTCGCGGTTTGCAAGGCTTCGACGCCGTTAAGAAAGGTGGTCATTTTCCCTCACGGAGAGCAGGTGTAATAAATTTTCCCAGAGCCTACTGTAGCAGAAGTCGTGACGGTTATCGCGCTGGAACTTACAGATGACGGATAGATAGTTACGTTTGATCCCGTATTGAACACGCAACGGCGATTGCGATAGGACGCATTGCCGAATGTCATTGTGCAAGCAGTCACTGTGCCTGAACCAACTGTTATGACGCCAGCATTATCATCCCCAGCAACCGAGGGTGAAGTTCCGCAGCTTGAAAGCGTGACCGTCTTGGCAGTATCGTTCCCATCAAGATTCATGCTAGTTGGATTTGCTGTGAACAGATAGGGAGCCGTGACATACCCGCCGCGCATAGGCTGGTTAGACAGATTAAATCCCGCGCTCCCTGTCGCTGTTACCTCAAGCACGTATTTTGGCCTGTCTGTCCCACCGCCGCCATCGTCGAAGCCATGCTTGTAAACCGCGTCTATGTTGATATCTGTGTTGCCGCCAGCGTCAATAATATGGGACTGATGCCCGCTTGTGGCGGTTGATCCATTGCGCCACAGATAGCCGGAAAACTGGAACGTTCCCGCGTTCAGAAGATAGATGCCGCCGTCCTCGTTCGCATCGACCGTCATCGCGCTCATGACGTTGTTGTGGCAAGTGTTGCAGTAGATGCCATAACTGCTATTCCATTCAATCCGCACGCCTGTGTAGGCGTTGCTATCCGCGCCGCCAAGCAGCAAGATGCCGTAAAGATTGCTGGTAAACGCCCCGCCTATGATTTGGCTGTCAATAATATTGTTTACGCCGCCTGAGTTTGCGTTGTTGCCATTCGCATAATAATTCGAGAAAAACGAAAATAGAGAATTAGTATAGCTGTCACTATAACTGCCAACTCCACCATTTCCGCAAAAACGAACGCTCGAATACAGAATAGTAACACTTGCCCCACCGCCCATAATGCATTCAACATTTGTTCCCCATGTCAGGCCGCGCCCGGCAATATCAAGGCGTTCGATCCATACGCCGTCCGAACCGCTCGGATTCAGAATTTTGGTCGCAGCCGCTGTGTTCGTCATCCATGAGCGCGAACCTGTCGTCACGTCATACCACGGCTTGGGATTAGCTCCGACAAGTCGCGCTCCGCTCGGCAATGTCAGATTATTGACGGCGCAGCCCGACGTGGACGGGGGGATATAAACGGGATAACCAGATGCGATGGCATTTGTGAAAGCCGTCGTGTCGTCCGTCGAGCCGTCGCAGGCAGCCAGATACGGAGGAAGCGTCACATCGACAGCGCGTTCTCCGAGCTGATACTGCGTCCACTTGCCGTTGATGTAGGATTCAAGCCGTTGCAGCGTGCTGTTGTACCAAATCAAGCCGGAAGTCGGGGACGAGTTTCGCGCCCCTGTCGTTCCTGTCGGCATAAGTAAGCCTGCTGTTTTCGCGCCAAGATCAAGCGCGGCGCGCGGCGTGGCCGTTCCTACGCCAACGGAACCGCTGGAAACAAGCAGGTTATTGGATGCATCTGTCGCAATGGACGATGTCCCTGATATGGCTGTGCCAGTCGCGGCATAATAGCCGAGATTGTATTGCGTGCCGCTGTTAACGGTGCCCGAGCCGCCGCTTGCGATGGTGTTGCAGCCAAAGCCTGTGCCGCTTGTCCACGTCAACGCGTTGGTCGATCCTGAGCACGACGGCACAGACAAAGCTGTCGCATTGGCTGTCGATCCTGTGCCGTTCCCTGCCAGCGTGTTGGCCGCGAGCTGCTGGAGTTTGGCGAACGTTACGGCATTTGCTCCTATGGTTGCTGTAATCGCCGTTGTCCCGCTGCCAGCAACATCGCCGCTTAGAGTGATTGTCTGATTGGCTGTGAGATATCCCGGAATGGTGAGGCCAGACGGAAGCGTCGCGCTGATCGACGGAACTCCCGTTCCGCTTGTCACCAACACGCCGTTATTGGCCGTTGCGAGGCCGTTAACTGCTGTGCCAGTCGCGGCATAGTAGGCAATCTGATTGACAGTTCCCGTGTTAACTGTGCCTGAACCGCCTGTTCCTGATCCACAGGCCGCGCCCGCGTCTGCAATGTTTCCAGAGGCGTCGATTTGCAAACAGTGTCCGGTCGTGAAAGTCCCCGTAACGGTGGCGAATTTCGAGGTGTTGCCGCTTGCTGTGCCGGACGTGAATGGCGACGGTAGCAGGGCTGTCGAGATCGTTCCAGCCAGAAGATCGCTGGCCGATCCTGAAGAAGCAATTGTCACAAGGCCAAGATTGGTACGTGCCGCCGCCGCTGTCGTCGCGCCAGTTCCTCCCTTAGCCAAAGGAACCGTGTTGCTGTAGGACGAGACGTTCCCCGATGTCGTGATATCGCCTGTCACGAGCGGAGGGATCGTTATGTTCGCGCTGCCGTTAAAGGAAACTCCGTTCAGCGTTCTTGCGGTTTGCAGGATAGTCGCAGTGGCCGCATTACCTGTAGTGCTCTGATTGAGTGTTGGAACGTCAGCCGCTGTGATCGCGGCCATGCCGACATTGGCCCCATCCCCGCGCAGGAAATAACCAGAAGTCTGCGCCCCCGCCAAAGCGTTCAAGGCGGCTTGTCGCGTTGTCTGGCCTGTGCCGCCATTGGCGATGGGCAGAGTTCCCGTGACGCCTGTTGCGAGATTAACGACATAAGCGGCTGCATTCCCGACAAGCTTGTTAATCGCGCTCAAGATCGTATCTGTTGCAGTGATTGTCCCTGTAGTCGAGAGAAAGCCAGTCAAAGCCTTGCCCGTAACTGTCGTGGCAGCCAGCGTTGTCGCATTGCCGGAGCTGGTCACGTCGCCTGTCAGATTGGCGTTCGTCGTCACAGTCGCCGCGTTGCCGCTGATGCTGCCCGTTATGGTGTTGGTCGAGGAGAGGTTTGTAAACGCCCCCGTGGTAGCTGTGAGCGTGCCAGCCGTCGCGTTTCCGATGTTGGGAGTAGTAAGGGTGGGGCTTACCGCCAAAACCACTGCGCCGCTACCCTGCACGCCGTTGCTAAGGTCTGATGCCGATGGCTGCGCGATGTTCTGCGCCCCGGTGCCGTCAATATAGGTAACGAATTTATGCGCCGTTGCCGCTGCGAGGCTTAACAGGCCGCCCTTGGTCGTCGTTGTCGGGTTTGGTATCCGCGCAGCCGGAAGCGTGCCGCTTGTGATATTGGCCGCATTGGTCGTGTCCGTCGTCGCGCTTGCCGCCAAGCCTGAAACTGCGCCAGATGCAATGGCAATGCTTGATTGTGACGCCGCTGTTACCCGCCCCTTGCCGTCGATAGTCAACACAGGCGCATGTGATGCGTCCCCCCATGTTCCCGTATTGGTATTGACTGTCGCTAAAGTCGCAGTTGCCGATCCCGGCCCGGTGGCTGTCACATCGCCTGTTAATGCCGTTAACGCGCCGGACGAGGCGACAGAGGCCCAAGTTCCATCATCGCGCAGGAATTTCGTTCCGTCAGGCGTTCCGGTGGCGAGTTGTGAAACGGATGGCCTGCCCAGTAAATCAGAAAAATACGGCTGTGCGCACGATCCGCCGCCATAGGTGTTGATATTCGTCACCCACTGATGACTGCCGCAGGAAGAGCCAGCGTTAAAAAGCAGGCCATACGTCACAGAGCCACGTGTGGCAACGACCTTGTCGCCCTGAGACAGGTACGGGCTTCCGGTTGTTGGCGCAGAAAAGTGGCTGATAGCTTGCGAAGCCGCGAAAGCCGGGGAACTTAAGAGCAGGAAAAGAAAGGCGAGTTTTTTCATTACGTTCCCGCTGGATAATCAGGCCTTGTGGGAATTTCTGTCAACGTTGATTGACGCAGGCATGTGCGCAAGGCGTCCATATAGGCAACCCATGCCTTAACATCATCGGCTTCCATGGTTGTCGCGCCCTTGATAACCGCCTGAATAATGCGTTCAATCGTCACGCCAGCTTGGGCGAGCCTTAAAGCCGCTTCGACTTTCAGGGCTTTCGTTATCTCATCCGCCGTTTGATTTTCCGCAATTGCAATCGGCAGGCCGTCTTGCCCCGCGACAATTCTCATGCCGGATGACTGGGCTGTCAAAAGCGCGGAATGCTGCTCAACCGTAATGCTTTTTGCGTCTTTCGGCATATCGGCCAGAGCTTGAAGCCTGTCATCATAAAAGCCGTTGGTTTGCGCTGAAAAATAGATCGTCATAGCCTTATCTCCCTATCGCGATCCAATCAATGATGTTTGAGCCGGGATTTGACACAATGCCAGTTCCGTAATTAGTGCAGCCCCAGTGAAATCCGCTCAATGTCTTCGATCCATCTGAAAACAAGTAAGGGAAAGTTCCGCTTGTGGCGGTTGATCCATTGTAGGCGTTTAAAGTAACGAAATAACTGGTTGTGAAGGAAACAGGAAGAGTAACTGTTGTCGCAACGCCTGTGTTGCCGGAACTGCCCCACTGCATAATAATTCCACTGGGAAATTTAATATAATTAGTTCCATAAACAAGCCCGCTATCCACGGCCCAATTAGTTGTATTTGTCGGGTCGGTCGTATTGCTGTTGACTAGCGAAACATATACTAGTCCGCTATAACGGACGCGCGCGTCTTTTGAATACGAAAACGCTGTGCCGCCATTCATCGCGGACGTGATGAAATCTGGAACGCTGAATTGCTGATACTGCTGAATAACAGTCGTGATGTCATTCAACAATTGATTCATTTTCCTGCGCTCAACGTCCAGCGCGCTAGGATTTGTCGTGGGATCAAGCTCATAATTTGGGCCATATCCCTGCGGATAGCTAATGCTGCCATCAACCTGAACAGTCGTAGGGACAGATGTCAAATCGCCAGCATAGGCAAATGGGTATAGGATATAAGGGACAGTCATACGCTAGGCTCCAAAGTTGCCGCGCTGAAAGTTTACGCGATATGCGCCAAAACCGAAGAATTTTCTCGTTCCGTCTGAATAGCTGATCTTGACGCTGGCCGGACGGGGAAGCAGGTCAAACTCATCGAAAATGAACTTCATCCACCATGCGAGCGGGAACTTGAAACGATAACTCATCGTCATATCCAGCCCGTCGAGAACATAGGCTCCACCGTATTTTCCAAACAAAAAGGCAAGCTCTCGATTAATCTCAGGGATGCAGCCAGACGTGACGCACTTGAAATATCGCATTTGCAATGCCAGCCGCTTGGCCTCGATAGGAAGATAGGCCGACGATCCTGTGACGCTGGAAAAGTTGCCTCGGCCAAAGTTTTTTCTAAATGACCCAAAACCCCATGTCGGCTTTGTCGCGACAGGCGGGGTCGAATTGAGAAACAGCGGCATATCGAGAATGATAGCCCAGACGCGCAAGCCGAACTCATTGGCTGTTCGTAGATCGAACACGTCTCTGATCCAGTTTGTCCAGAAATCAGACTGGTTGGCATTTCTCCAATTCTGTTTCCCCTGCAGAATCCCCTGTAAATTGGTCGCGCTGTTGTACTGCCACAACAGGGATTGCAGCAAATCGACTGAGAAATCCAAGGGCTGTATGGTCGCCGTCATGCCAGAATGACCGTCACATAGCTGGATTGCGTGCTGGCAATCTCGTTAATGTTGATTGTCAAAGGCGTCGAAACCCACGAAACAGAGCTGGAATAGCTGAGCTGGACATTCGAGACATAGCAGCCGGGATTCTCGGCCATAACTGCGCCAGCAATCTCGAATGGCGAAACGTCCGCGCCGACCACAAAACCCGTAAGGCCGTTGATGTTTCCATCGGCATAATCAATCACGGCCTGTGTCACAGCATCAGTTGTCGCGCCAGTCACTGTGATTTTGACCAATACGCCTATCTCTGTCGGCCTGTCGAATTTCACAGTGTAGCTCTGGCCGCTTGTCGGCTCACGCAAAGTGATGCTTGTTCCGCCGTTCCACGCGCATCCGCCCGACTTGTTTTCTAGCAACGCAGCCGCAACATCCGTGTCAGTTCCGCCATCCACACAGACATAAATCGAATGCCCGACCATGCTGATCGTGTCGATTGTCTGCGTGGCAGGATCGGTGTTTTCGCGAAAAACAAGGCTGGTAACGCCAGTGGTGGCGTAAAGTGCCGCAGTGATAGCCTCGCAGAGCGAAACGCCTTGAATGGATAGTGTGTTCTTGCGATATGCCCTGGCAGAAGCGTCCGATTGCTGAGCTGCGCCAAGCACGCCCGCAACAGTGTTATTGACGGTTTCCCATCCGACAATGCCAGTCACGATAGACGTCAAAGAGCCTATAGGGCATGGGATCGCGCCGCTCTCGACCGACTGGAAATCAACGGTAACTGTCCCGCCTGCCCCGATGGTCGCAATCGCTGTGGTCTCAAACAGATCGCCCGCCGTTGTTTTGGCCTGCGAACCAACGCCGATGATCGTCCCCGCGACGCCTGTCAGTGTCACGCCTGCAACTGTTGTCGGGCGTTCTGAATTGCGCTCAATGCCTGTCAAGGCCATGATAGCATCCAGAAAGAGGCCGCCTGCATAATTTGGGTTAATCTGATTGGCAACGACGGCATTATTTTGCGTCATGTCCGCGCGAGAAAGCGTCTCCGCCGTTATCATAACGCCTTGGGGCGTGTCGGTCGTAACGACAAGGTCTGAGCCGAAAACATCCTGCCATTCGCCCTGAACATCGGCAAGCTGCGTTGAGGTGTCAGGAACAACAACTCCGGTCGTCGTGATGTAGCTGTAATCAGCCATTGAGCGTGCCTAACCCATATTCTGTTTTGATCGTGGCGGTGTAGGACAGGATATTGTTGTTCACCGTGGTTTCAATAGATTCAATCGCAATCACGCCGGCAACGGCAAGAACGGCTTTGCGGAAATACGCTTCGAACATGGCGACGTTCGGCTTGCCGCTCCAAACGGCCTGAAAATTAGGGATGCCGCTGTTCACAGCCAGAACCATCTCGCCAAGTTGCGCTTGCGCCGCTGTCTGGCAAGCCGCCATGACCGCTTGAACGCCAGAAAGAAGAGCAACCTTGCCGTTGGTTTTAAGATAGATGTCGTTATTGGCGTTTGCGCCAAGCGTTTGCGTCATGACCAGCCACTCCCGTCCGTGTAATAGGAAAATCCTACAGGCGCATCGGTACAATAAACCATCATGCCGCCCTGCGGGCTTGGGATAGCATTGCGCTGCGCGTGCGTCATACGCGGAAGCTTGAACGCCATGGTCGTGCTGAAGATGTCCATGACGTTGCTGCCTGTCAAATAGGCCACGCCAGAAGTCCCGTCCTTGCTCTGGATAACGGCATGCGTCTTGTGGCCGGAGTTGATCGTAACGCCCTTGAACACGTCAGGAACAAAGATCGCATCGGAAAAGCTATGCTTCCTATTTGTGTTGGGGATCGTTTCGTCCTTGTTTTGTTTGTAAAGCGATATGTCCCTGTCGTTGGATTTTATCCAGCCCAAATCGCCCGGCGCAAGATGAAAGCTCATAACGACACCGTTGCCGCCCATGCGCAGAACAGGAACATCGGCAAGCTGCGCCCGACGAATGGCAGCTCCGTCCGTGGTTACAATCGTAATCAACGGCTGCACCGTGGCCATGTTGCTATCGCGGTCATAAGCCACGACCTGCGCAGGGAGCATGTCATCGACGCCCTGCAAGTGCTTATCCAACACAACCTCAAGCACGCCTTGCAGGCTACCGTCATTTGTGGGGTTCCGGGAGGGAGGAGAAAACGCCATCTATGCCCCCACCAAATAACGTCGGGCTTCGATTTTCCAGTAGAAGGGGGTTTCCCAACTGCTCGCCTCAAATCCCAGTTTATAGATCGTGTATGTCCCGTTGGCCGCCGGGTTGAGATCGCTTTTGACCTCAATCTTGTCGCCTGCCAGAAGCTCTTGATTAATCAGCATAGTCACATTCACGCCATATTCGTTAATCTGGGGAACGCCAATCATTCCTGTTGCCTGTGAAACAATGACGGCTGTGTCGCGGCGCGGCTGATTGGTATCGCGCACGATCAACTTGCCTGTGTCGATGTGCGCCTCAATGCCGCCGACCTCGTTCAGGCGTTTGACCTGCTTGATTGCCGCGCCCGTGAAAGTAAAGCTCACAACGGCTCTGTCTGTCGCGTGGAACTCAAGCGCAAGGCCAAGATCATCCGCGATTTTCTTGGCGATTACCGAGATCATGGCCGTTGTCGGGAATACATTTGAAACCATTGTTCCCATCCAGTAGCTTCCCGCAAGAGTGTGAATGAACAAGCCTATGTCGGGCGGCTGTGTCGGGTTACTCGCTGTCGCCTGTCCCTCAAAAACCGTGAAAAGTCCAGTCGATTGGCGGCCCAGCTTCAGAGAAACAGTCGCAAGCTGCCTGTGCGCGGCGAAGGGAGACGTTTTGCTGATTAGCGTGTCGCGGGTATGCCGCGCGATATTGTCGATCCTGATCGAGCATTCGCCCAGATTGCCGTTGGTGTATTTGACGCCGTAAGCCGCCAGATAATAATTCTGATCGTAAACATAGGTCTCGCCGTCGATATTGACGGCAAACTCCATGAGGCGACTGTCGAAGGCCGTTGTCATCTACTTTTTCCGCCGGAGACTTCGGCCTTCAGGCCGGAGAGGAAGGCGCTCCCTTTTGTTGTTGGGGTTAGCACTAATCTATGGTACATGAAAGCATGTTTTGCGTTCCGCACCGTTATAGATTTTATCCGTCCAAAGCCCAAGAGGAGTATTTCCTCAAGACTTTTGGTTGCATTCGTGTGGTCTATAATTCCGCCCTTGCAGAAAGGCAGAATCGTTGGAAGGACAACAAGGAAAACTTTTCTTACTGCAAGACAAGCAAGTTTATGGTCGGCATGCGCCATAATCCCGAAACGCCGTGGCTCGAAGATGCTCCATTTACTCCGTTGCAACAAGCATTGCGCCACCTCGACAAGGCATATCAACAGTTTTTCCGTAAACAATCCGGCTATCCCAAGTTCAAGAAAAAGGATTCTCGCCAATCTGCTGAATATACCAAACGTGGGTTTTCCTTCAGGAAAGGAAAGGTCTTTCTTTCCAAGCTCGCGAGTCCTCTCAAGATCATTTGGCATAGAGAGCTTCCAAGTCAGCCGTCTTCCTGTACGATTGTCCGCGAACCCGACGGGAAGTGGTATGTCGTTTTTAACTGCCTGAAAGACATTAAGCCCCTTGTTGGTGGTAATGCTGTCGGCCTTGACCTTGGAGTTAAGGACTTTGCTGTTCTCTCTACAGGTGAAAAGATTGCCAATCCGAAGCATCTTTCCAAGAAGGCCAAGAGACTTGCAAGGCTTCAACGCATTGCTTCCAGAAAGAAGAAAGGTTCTAACAACAGAAGAAAGGCCAATCTTGCCGTAGCCCGCGCCTACGCCAAAGTGAAGAATGCGCGGAAAGACTTTTGCCACAAGATCAGCATGAGACTTATTCGTGAAAACCAAACAATTTGTCTCGAAACGCTTAATATCAGGGGCATGGTCAGAAACAGGCATCTTTCCAAGGCAATCCTTGATTGCGGTTGGGGAGAGTTTGTTGCCATGCTGAAATATAAAGCGATGTTTCATGGAAGGAAGATCGTCCAGATAGGAACTTTCTATCCTTCCACTAAGACATGCTGTGTTTGTGGAACTACAGGGCATCGGCTATCCCTTTCTGATAGGGAATGGACGTGTCCAAACTGCGGAACGCATCACAGTAGAGACGTTTGCGCGGCAAAGAATATCTTAGCCGAAGGGCTAAGAATGGCGGCTGAAACGGTCGTGCCAGTCTGGGGAGAAGGTAGAAGTCTTTGCGTTGCGTAGTCAATGTAAAGCATCCTTCGTTGAAGCAGAAAGCCTCCGCCTTTAGGCGGTGGTGGTTTACGGGGATTGCCTGTAGCCCTGCGGCTTGTAGCGCAGCGGATAATCGCCAAGCGGGGAGAAGACCAGAGACGGCGCGCGCATCGCCGCAAGCTCGTCCTGCGTCAAAAAGACAAGGCTCTGCGTCACGCCAAACAGCGTATAATCGGGAAGCTCCTCATTGTTTTTTGTCAGAAACATGAAATTACCGGATTCTAGCATCCGGTAAGGAAGCAGAAGGGCGTTTGCCACGCATCGGATGCCAGAAATCAACACGGTGTTGTTGCGCGAGATCGTCGCGGCCATGATGCCCTTGGCGTATTTCAGCGTTATTTCATGGATGTCGCCGCCGATGGTCGTTGTGAACGATTGATTGGGAACGGCTTGCAGGGCTATCGTTTGCATTATCGCGCCCCCGTCTGAATGGTTGCCGCCTGATCGCCGGAAATCACCGTCTGCGGCTGCTTCGTTGTGGCAAGGCCGCCTGTAATGTAGTTGGGAGACGGCTGAAAGAAGTTGTTGGCTGTTCCTGTCGAAGCGGCAAGCTTCGCTCCGCTGTCAGGCTGGACAGTCACTGAGCCTGCGGCTGATTGCTCGCCGAGGCTTTTGGTGTCCGCCCTGGTTTCGTCCTTCGGCGCATAACTGGATTCAGGCTCAACGAATTTGATTGATCGCAACCGGAGAGTAATCGGTAGAATATCGAAAAGCTCCGGCCTCTCCTCATGCGGCATTTCCGCGATGACCATGTTTTCGTATGTGCTTGCCCGCGTCTGAACCATAAGCAATTCGGATGTGGCATATAACCCCGTTATTTCCGCATAAACATCGCGGTAATTCTCAGAAACGGCCATAAGCATCAGATCAATTTCGACTGGCATGATGACCTTGTGGTCAGAAACAGGCTCGCCATTTTCAAGCGGATGGTCGAGCACATGCGCCCTTGGACGCACACGGGCGTTGAGAGGCCGCGCATCCGCGAAGACCTGCTGGAAATCTGAGTTAAACACCGCCACTGCGTCTTGCGACGCATCGGGATAAATCGCGCTTGGCATTAATTCCTTCTCCCGTCGTCCCAGTTGCCAATGGCATTGCGATATTGGCTGTTAAGTTCCTGCTTCAATTCCGCCGCGATAGCGCGAGCATCCTGCGCTTGCGTGTGGATCGTGATGTTTCCGACATTGACAGTGTTGCCGCTCATGGCCTGCACGCCAAGCGGCGAGCTGTCAGCCGTTTTCAAATCGTTCTTGGCCGAGGCCATCATATCTTGCATCATGCCGGAATAAATCTTGCTGGCGAGCAGGCCACGGCTGGCTTCTTCGGCTGCGCTGTTGGCCGGACGCTCAAACCACCTGCTGAATATGGCTCCAGCCTCATCCGCAGTGCTGGCCGCCATGACGCGCCTGTCATCGCCGCGTTGGCGCATCTCCCACCATGCGGCTTCAAGCTGCTGCGCATGGGTCGCGTTATTGATGTCAATGCCTGTAGCCGCAAGGATCAAAGAACGCCTGTCAGCGTGCCACTGGAACGCGCCCCTGGCCGCTCCGTTGTCCCCTACAGCATCGGCGCGATATCCGCTTTCCTTTTGTTCGTTCGCCATGATGCCGGCGACCTGCGCGGGCGTGAAGCCTTTGGAAAGCCAGAAACGGCGGCTTTCGTCGGCATTGGAGCCGGAAGGTGACAACCCCAAAGAGTGTTGTTCGCTGCCAACACCAAAAATGCTTTTGAGATTTCCTAGAAAATCCTTATTTACCGCTTGCTGCCTTTTTACATCACTTGCGAATTTATCTGGCTCAAATGCATGATAAATCATCATGAATCCGTTAGCCGCGCTTGCTAAAACATCGACTAATGATCTAAAAACCTTAAGAACAAGTTGAGCTGGTTCTATTAAAGCAGTAAGCGATCCCTCTCCTATTTTCCCTATCTTGTTTAGTTCATTTACAAAATCTCTTGAAGCTTTCTGATTATCTTCGTTTATGCCTTGCAGTTCTTTGCTCTTATCAATTAATGACTGTATCTTTTCCGGGCCTTGCGCCATCAGCAAGACAATGTTGTCGGAAATTCCCGCCTTGTTCCCCTGCGCCAGCATGTCGGCCATGCTCAAGCCAGCCTCGCGCCATGAAGCCGATAACTGCTTGAGGTTTTGCAGGATCGCGCCCGTCCTGTTGCCCATGCCCATCTTGACAAACTGATCGTTTGTCGCGGCGAGCCATGCCGTGAACTCTCCCGCTTTGCCACCAGCCTGCTCTACCGCCGCATCCCATGCCGCCAGATTGGCCGCGCTCTCGCCTGTCAGGCGGCTTTGCCGCTCAAGCTCCGCGTTGGTTGCCGCCGTCTGAAGAACGCTGTTTTTGAGCGCGTTAAATGTCGCAAACGCCCCCAAAGCGGAGACGCCTGCGGTTATCATCTTCTTGAATGAATCGCCTAGCTGAGATGTCGCCTTGTCGGAATCCGAGATATGCTTTTCCAGCGCATCGACGGCCTTCCCGGCTTCCTGCGTGTCCTTCTTGACCTCCTTGGCGTTGGACTGGAAGAGGATGCCGAATACATCAATCAGGCTCATTTCGCGCTCCTCTTTTTAGCCCGCTCAGAAGCTTTCCATGCGTTAAAGCGCGGAACAACGATGGCTTCCCACAACAGAAAAGCGTCCTCGACTGTGTAAACCGTTCTCAATTCGTGGAGGGTGGCTTTCCCTTCTGAGACGATTGTGCCAATGAGGCCGTCAAGATTTCGGTAATCTTCTCCGGGATCGTCTGCGCGATATTGGCGAAGAAAGTCGAGATTTTGTCTCTTAAAAAAAAACTGCAATTATACTCGATCATCGCCAATTCGATCTTGGCCAGCGTTTCCCAGTCAGGAACATGGTTCTGCACCAAGGCCCGCGTTGAAAGCTTGATAACAACATCGCCCTTCTGCACGCCAACAAACGCCATGAGCTTCAACATCGTCTCTTCATTCAGCGCGTATTCAG